CTACAAAGCATATTTAATATAGGAGGTGAGTATAAGTGCTTACAGATGTAAATGTTATTAGAACAGGACAGAGTTTTCCATTAAACGAAGATATGGAAGAGAGAAAGACTCAATTACATCAATATGAAGAGTTATACGAAGGAGAACACGTTGAAGTCTTTGAAGAACAGTTTAAAAGAATAACAAGAGTAGTAGGTAACTTTGAAGATATAATAGGTTACTTCATATTATTTAACTATCATAGAGCAATATCAAAGAAAACTATGGACTTATTATTAGGAGAAAGACCAACTATAACAGGGAAGACTCAATCAACAACTAATTATATTAATGAGAAGATAGAAGAATTAGACCTATGGGATACATTAGAAGAAGCAGTTATTGACTTATCAAGATATGGGGATAGTATACTAAGGGTATATAAGATAGAAAATGAGATTAGAGTAAGTATAGTTCCTACTCAATATTGGATACCAGTAGTAGACGCTAATGACATAAAGAGAGTTACTAATCATATAATAGCTTATACAAAGACAGAAGGAAAGAATACTATACTTTACACACAGGTCCATTATAAAGGCATGTATGAAGAGAAAATATATCAATTAGAATCATCAAGAGACTGTTTAGTAGGACAGAAGATAGGTAGACTATTATCATCTACTCAAGTATATACAGGATTAACTGATTTTGCTATCATACCTATTAGTAATATAACATCAAGCTCTTCTATATATGGAACTTCTGATTATGAAGATGTAAATAGTATTATTTCTGAACTTGAAGTAAGAGTAGAACAAATAGTAAAGATACTTGATAAACATAGTGATCCATCTATTATATTACCAGGAGAAGTATTAAGTAGAGATAGAAATACAGGATTAGCAGTGGCAAGAACAGGAGAAGCTTTTGTCCTTAACAATCCAGATTCAGTTATACCTTCTTATATGACATGGGATGCTCAATTAGAAGCTAACTATAAGATGATACAACTACTACTTGACCAATTAAGTATATTATCAGAATTAGGTAATTTATTCTTAGGTAATGGGATGGAAAAGTTAGGTAATATATCAGGGACAGCTCTTAAGAAGATGGCTTATAATGCTATATGTAAAATTAATAGACTACAAAGAAAATTACAACCAGCTATAATTAAGGTATTGAAAGCAGTAGCAGAACTTGATGGAGTAAACTTATCTAATGAACGTATTAATATTAGCTTTGGAGATGTATTACCACAAGAATGGCAAGAACTTATTGATAGTTTAGTTAAAGCAGTAGCAGGGAATATAATGAGTCAAGAAACAGCTATAAGAAAGCTTAATGAAAATATGTCAGAAGAGTCTATACAGGCTGAAATAGCATTAATTAAAAGTATATCGAAGGGGGTAGATGTCAATGTCTAATAAATACTTAGGAGAAGTTCAACAATATTTAAGTGGAGCAGTTACACATACTTATGAACTAACTTATTCGGCAACATCTTTTTGTATAATAAATGATGGAGTAAGTGCTTTAACTTTTACCATAAATGGACTTACTATTACAGTAAATGATGGGGAATCATTTGATGAAAAGTTTGATTTGTTCAATGAAATAATAATAACTACTACTGTTGCTTATAGAGCAATCGTAAGAGCATAGGAAAGGAGAAATTATTATGGGATGGGAATTAAATAAAGATAGTAGGATAGATGTATTAGATGCCTTAGCTGATAAATTAATAGCTAAAAACTTCTCCGCACAGAAAGTATATCCAACTCAAGCAGCAAGTGTTCAAGTAAGATCAAGTGCTTCAGCTTGGGTATTAGGAACTAAAGCAGAATTAGTTCCAGCATCAACAATTACATCAGCATTTACTATCACAGGAATAGATACTACTGCACTATTTGAAGCTACTACTTATGAAATAGTATTATATAGTGGTGCTATTGGTTCAGAAGTAGAAATAGGTAGAGTAAGGTTTACTAATGGAGTAATAGGTGCTAATATTAATGGGCATGGAGAACAATTAGAAGTATCTACACCTATACTACCAGCTAATACTCGTATAAGTGTAGCTATGGCATCTACTTATGATTTATCAACAAAAGTATCAATTAGATATGTATTAATATAAAGTGATATTATGGATATTAAAGTATCAGTAGTATCTCATATAGGTAAGTTCATAAATAACCTTCATAAAGAAATAGAGCTAGAAATGGCTAATATAGGGCAAGAAATACTAAAGGAATCTCTTAAAGAAGTTCCTATAGGTACAGGTAGTCTTAAGAGTTCAGGATACACCAAAACTACTGACCTAACTACTATAGTAGGATATAATAAAGATTACGCTATATATGTTCATGAAGATATGAATAAAAGACATATTAGAGGTAAATCTAAATTCTTAATAGATCCATTTAAACGAAAGAAAGTATGGATAGTTAAATCTATAGGAGAATCTATTAACAGAGCAGGAAGGAGGTTATAGTATGGCAACACTACTTGATGATATATCTGGACTACTAACAGCAGAAACAGTTAAATATATAGGCTATTTCCCAGACAACTCTGTTAATAATATAGTAACTATATATGGTACTGGAGGAGAACTACCTATACACTATTTTGGTAATCAGAAAGCAGCATTAAGAAAACCAAGTTTCCAAATTAGAGTAAGGGATATATCATATGCTAATGGATATAGTAGATGTCAGGCAATAATATCAGCATTAGATGGACTTAGTAATACATCAATAAGTAATGGCACAATAGTAGGTATATATATGGATAGTGATATACTTGATATAGGCAAGGATTCAAAACTAAGAAGTGAGTTTGTAATCAACTTTTCTACTGTAATAGCATTTAGTTAAGTATAAATATGCTATAATAATATTGTAGAGAATATTTTAAAGGAGGTAGTCACAATGGCTAATGAATTATTAGGTAAAAAGGGAGCAGTTAAAATAGGGGCAAATACTGTGGCATCATTGGGTAATTGGAAATTAGATACATCAGGTGCTGAATTAGATGTAACTTCATTTGGAACAGACTTATGGAAAGATAAGATTATTGGACTAAAAGAATGGTCAGCAACAGCAGATGGTTCTTATGTAATAGTAACAGATACTAATGGTCAAACAGCATTACAGACAGCTTACTTGGCAGGAACAAGTGTAACTCTTAACTTATATGTTGATGCTACACACCACTATACAGGAACAGCATATGTAAAGAAAATAGGAATAGATACATCTACTCCAGAAGTTGTTAAAGTATCATTCGAATTTACAGGAACTGGAGCTTTAACACAATCATAAGAGAGTAGTGTTTACTACTCTTTCCCTTTATATAATAGGAAGGAGGTATTAAGATATGACAGTTACATTAGGACTCTTAGGAGCAGTTTATAAATCAGGAATATCAACATCCTTTACTGATGAAGTAGTAACTGATGGAGGAGCTCATACAATATATACAATAACTGATACAGATATTAGATTTATAGATATAACAAAAGAATTAGTAGTTACTAAACAAACTCATGGAGCAGGACTATTTAATAAGGTAACTAACTTTACTTATAATCCTATAACTGGAGTAATTACATTTGATACAGCTAATAATAATGATGATGTTGTTAAAGTATCAGGTTATAACTTTACATTAGCTACTGAAGCATCACTTGGATTCTATAGTTGGAAGTTAGACTTGAATGCTAATGAAATAGATATTACACAGTTTGGTAATGATGGATGGAAACAGAAGATTCTTGGACTAAAAGAATGGAGTGCTACAGCAGAGAAGTTTTACCTAACTGATAGTTATGATGACCTAATAGGAGTAACTTTAATATTCCAATTCTTTCTTAATGAAGATGGTGGAGATTATTATTATGGTTATGGTCAAATAAAGAAACAAGGTTTAGATACATCTACTGCTGAAGTTATTAAAGAGAACTTAGAGATTACAGGAACTGGAAAGATATACTTTGTATCTTAAATAATTAGAGGAGGATGAAGATAATGGCTAAAATTTATACAGAAATAAAACTTGATAAAATGAGAAATATGAGATTGGGATATAAGATAATAAAGAAGATTAGTTTAAACAGTAAAGCATTAGCTACTATGAATACTATGGAAAGAAGTGAATATATGATATTCATGGCTCTTTCAGAAGATGATGCTACACTTAAACTTGAACAAATAGAAGACTTCATTGATGAATTCGGTGCTGACTATATAGGTGAGAAACTAATGGAAACTATTAAAAGAGATTTCCCAAGTCTATTAGAAGTAGAAGAATCATCTGGAGAATTAGAAATAAAAAAGGACCAATAGATACCTGTATTGACTGGAATGAAATAGAACGTAATGCTTACTGGTATCTTTCTCTTACTCCTCATGATCTATATGAATTTACACATACAGAATATCAGAATATGTTAGCTGGATATAACTTAAAACAAGAACAAGAATTAAGACATAAACAATATCAAGCATGGTATATAGCACAATATGTAGGTATGATGTTCAATGGTGATAAACTACCTAATCTTGATGATATAATGACTATATCAATAAATGGGAAGACTACGACTATATCTAAAGACGAAAAGTTCATAAAGTTGGCAATGAAGAATGGAATTAAGGTTCCAGATTCATTAAAGAATAAATACTCGTAACTTGTAGAGCCATAGAGCCTTAATATAGCTCTATGGCTCTTATTATATTGAAAGGAGTGATTATATGAGCACAGCAGGAAATATTGCTAATCTTAATATAAATATTACATCTAATGTATCTAAAGCAATAAGTGACCTATCTAAATTAGAATCTAAATTATCATCTTTAGGTCGTATGAATTTAACACCTAATATATCAGGTATTACTAACTCATTAGGTAAAGTATCTAATTTGGTTAATGATATTACTAAAGGATTTAAAAACTTAGGTAATATAACACCTAATATATCTTCTGGACTTAATATAGGAACTGAAGGTATTACTAATATAACAGGTACTAATGATGCTTTACTTAATTTAGTAGCTACTAATAGTTTACTTAATAATACAACTAGAAATACTCCACGTAGACCTATTGAACAATTTATGCCAGGACCAAAAGGACCAATAGATGTTACACCTAAATTTAAAGATATCTTTTATAATATGAAGAACTTTAAGTTTAATTTAGATGCTTTCCCTGGTAATACTGTTAAATCATTAGTAGGTGATCTCTTTAAAGATATCAATACAGCAAGTGTAAATGCTGTTAGTTCTGGATTTAATAGATGGAATACTACTCTTAGTTCAGTAGGTGGGAAGCTTCAATCTATTGCTTCAGCAGTAAGCAAAGTTCTTATAGGAGTTACTGCTATAGGTGCAGCGTTTGTAGCTATATTAAAGAAAGGTATAGACTTTAATGCTGAAATGGAACAGATTAAAACTTCATTTGATGTATTAACTAAAGGAACTACTAATTATAAGATAACTATGGATGGTGCTAAAACTGTAGCAGATGACTTATTCTTATCTCTTGAACAATTTGCTAAAGTAACTCCATTTGAGACTAAAGAATTAGCTAATTCAGCTCAACTACTACTTAACTATGGAGTTGCTGCTAAAGATGTTCTCCCTGTAATAAGTATGCTCGGTGATACTTCATTAGGTAATAGTGAAAAGTTCCAAAGAATGTCAGTAGCTTTTGGGCAAGTATTCGCAACAGGTAGATTACAAGGTCAAGACTTAAATCAGATGATACAATCAGGATTCAATCCACTACAAGAATTATCAGATATGACTGGTAAATCTATGGGTTCATTAAAGTCTGATATGGAAGATGGCAAGATTGGTGTTGATATGGTTATTCAAGCTTTCCAAAGAGCCACATCAGAAGGTGGAAAGTTCTATGGGATGATGACTGAACAATCTAAAACCTTTAGTGGTAAATGGTCTACTGTAGCTGATACTATAGATATAGGATTTGGAAAAGTAACTAAACAACTATTTGAAGATATGAAGATAGGTATACAGAAGGTAATAGATGTATTAGATAGACTAAATATAGATGAATTAGCCGATTCTGTTAATCAGAATGTCATACCAGCTTTCTATGCTTTAGGTATAGTAGCTTTAGATGCTTTCGACCTTAATGAACCAATAAATACTACTAAAGAAGGTATGGATAAGATAACTAAAGGAATAGGTAATCTTATTATGGATGTTGTAGTATTGGCAGTTGCTTTTGGTAAGATATTTAGTGCTATAAAATTGGTATGGGATGGTTGTATGTTATTCTTTCAAGGTATTGGTAAAGGATTAAATATAGTATTAAGTATAGTATTCGGAGTTGCTGAAGGAATAGTAAGAAGTTTAGGTGATGCTTTATCTATAGTAGTAAAAGGATTTAAGAATGGTTCCAAAATGATAGGATGGGCATTAACCGATGGTATTCAATGGGGGTTAAATAAAGTATTAGATAGTATTAATTCTGTCTCTGATTATATAAATGGAGTTATTGGTAAAGATATATTAGGTAAGGTAAGTTTTAGATTTGAAGTCTCAGAGATGCCTAAATTAGAATCTATTACTGATGACTTAAAAGGATTAAAGGATGCTTGGGGTAGTAATACTGGATTTGGAATGTTAATGAATGAACTTAAAGATACATCTATAACTGATAGAATTAAAGCTATAGGTTCTGATTTATCTAGTATATTCTCTTCTACTGATACTAAAGGTGTTAAGTCATTCGTTGATAGTATGGATAAATTAAAGACGATAGAAGATAACAAGAAAGAAAAGGATAAGAAAGATAAGATAGATAGTAATAATTCTACTAAAGAGGATGAAGACAAGAAAGCAGCAGATGATAAAGTAGCTAAAGAGAAGAAGGATGCTGAAGATAAGGTTAAATACTATTATCAAATAGGGGATGCTATCAATGAAGCTTCAGATTCATTAGCTAAATTTGGTAAGGTCTTTGACAAAGTATCATATGAAAAGTTTAGTCCATCTAAAATGATTAATCGTATTATTAAACAGTTTAAGGAAATGTCTAATTGGTCTAAAAACTTAGAATCTTTATCTTCTAAAGGAATAGATGATTCTATTATTTCTGAACTAAGAGGTATGGGACAATCTGGATATGGAATAACAGCAGGATTAGCAAAAGCTAATAATTCACAACTTAAACAGATAATGGGTAACTGGCAGTCAATTAGAGGATTAGCAGTAGAGCAAGCACAACAAAAGGTTCAATATGAACATACTGGCACTATAACAGTTAAGGGAATTACTACAGAAGGTGAAGTTAAGGCAGTAGCAGCAATAGTAGCAGATGACTTAGTAACTAATGAAGGTAGGAATCCATCAAGACCTACTTTAGCAAGAACATTTAAATAATAAGGAGGTAGAATCTAATGGCTAATAAATGGCATGATACATCACTTAATATAACTTCATTGTCTATAAAGTCTGGTGAAGTGTCTTATATAGAGAAACCTATCATAGTAGATCCAACAACATATACTGGAAATTCTACATCAGTTACTATAGCATCTGGTATAAAGAAAGTTATTATTGACTTCTCTGGGTGGGCAACAGTAGTAGATTATACTACATTAGAAGCAGGATTAAGAAACTTTACTAATGAAACACTTGAACTACAAGGTAGATACTTCTCTGGTATATTTACTTCATTAAACTGTAGATATGACCTTAACTTTAACAAAGTATATTATGATGCTGTATTTCTTGTAGATGTAGAAACTTAGGAGGAGGATATAATATGAGCCAACAATATAGTGTAGCACTTAGGAATTTAATGAAAGGCAATACTTTTGTAGGAACTAATATGCCTACTGCTAAAGTGTATCTACTTGATAAGATAGGAGGGACTACTAATGTAGTTCCTCATGTGGATAGTATATCTATATCAAGAGAAGAAGCTTCCTTTGGGCAGATAGCTTCATTTAATATAGTTAATATTAATCCAGCAGATATTCAAGATATGGGATACTTTAATCCACACCGAAATGATACTACTAATGGGAAGGCATCTAATCAATGGTATAAAGAAATAGTTCCTTCTAAGAAAGTCCAGATTAAGATGGGATATGGAGCTAATCTTGTATCTATATTCGTTGGTATTATAGATACTGTTAATATATCATATACTTCTGGTGAATGTATGCTTAAAGTTACTTGTAGAGATATGACAAGATTATTATTAGATAGAACTATAACTTCATATGACATACAACCTTTAGTATCAGATGCTATAAACCATGTCGGTGGCTACTCGTCCTTAGACACTACAATAGAGGTAGATGATGGCACTAAATTTTCACAATATAATGTATTGAATGTTCCTTCTACTGGTGAAGATATGTTAATATTAAATATAGTAGGGAACTCAATAACTGTAATTAGAGGATGGAAAGGGACAACTGCTGGAACAATAGCTGACAATGCTGTCCTAAATTGTATCTATACTTTTCAATACTTACTGGAATATCCTGTTCCTCAAAATACATTAGATATCTTTCTGGACTATAATAGTACTAATCCAGATATAGCAGATGTCTTTAAGGATTTATGTTTAAGAGCAGGATTTGTAACAGGAGATATTCTAATAGAGAATACAGGAATACTATTAAATAATACTCCAGAAGGTAGTTTAGAATTTGACACTATTAGTTATGCTGATGCTATAGAACAATTAAGCACTATGACAGCTTGGAGTAGTTGGTGTGATGAAAATGGTAAGATTAACTTTAAGAATCCACAGAATAACTCTTATTATAAACAAGATGAAGAACAGATGTTTATAGCTAATACTCCAATATATTTAACCAAATGCTTTACACATTCTACTGACAAAACATTAATGGAGAGTGAACCTATTGAAGGAACTATCAAAGTATATAACTATACTAAGACTACACTATATGAACTTGATACTGACTATACTTATAATCCTTCTACTTATACTATCATGCTTAAAGAAACAGGTAATATAGTAGAATATGATATATGTAAAATTGACTATAATTATACTAATGGGATATTTGAGAATGGCTTAAATCTTTATAGCTTTGACCTTAACCTCTCACATAGTAACTATTATAGAAGCATCATGGTAACAGGAGATACAGATACTTATATAGCAGCTGTTAATACTCCTAATTGGGATAGTTCAGTAATAGAAGCAGATAAGACATTGTTTGTAAATGATACTACACTTGATGATATAGATAAGGTTGCTAATTGTGCTAATAGATTACTACTTGATATGAAAGAAAGATATATGACTATATCATTAGAAGGGATAGCCAATCCTTGGCTTCAAATAGGTGATACAATACGTATTCTTATATATGGCACTATATATGGTATCTATAAGATAAGTGGCTATACAATGTCATATTCGGCTACTGAAGGTATGACTATGAACCTAAATGGTTACTTCATTAGTAACTTATCAGTTTAGAAGGAGGAGATTATATGGCAAGAAATAGTGCTTCTGAAATATCAAGAATGATACAGAAACAGTTTAATACTGATCCTAAAGTTAATAATAAAATCAAGAATATGGGTAGTGATGGAGTTTATGTAGGAACTCTATTAGCTCAAAATATAGTAGGTGCTTATATATCTACCCAGAATTGGGATGAAGTAACTTCTAACTATATTAAACTACAGAAACAACTACAATACTTTAAAGAAGGCACTACTACTAAAATGGCTATGGGATTCCTACCAGACCATACAGGGACTATAATACCTGGTATTGTTCTTGGAGCAGGAGCAGGAAATGATAGTAGTGTTAATAAAGGTTATTTGACTAAAGATGCTAATGGACTTAATATATTCTATGTAGGAACTAATAATCAAGCTCAAGGAATAAGTATTAAAGCAGATGGTATATATTGTACTTCTGCTTTAAAGCTTGATACTAAATTAGCTGATACTTATATTAATAGTGCTTCCACATGGACTGCTAAACTTAATGAATCAGAAATGAAAGTAGTATTAGAAAATCCTGCCAAAGCATGGGATATACCTAAAGCCAATTTAGATACTACTACAGTAACATCTTGGGATGGTGCTGTTACAAAATCTACAGCTTTAGATACATTACTTAATACTACAAGACTTAATAGCACATATATACAATCAGCTGCTCTTGATGCTTCTAAATTTAATACTAAACAGATTATATTAGCATCTGATACATGGACTGATAATTCACCTACTTCTGGGAAAGTAGCTTGGAATGCTCATAAAGTATACTATGGTGGAACGGAATACTCTATAACTGCTGGAAATACATCTGATAAATATATAGTATGGGTAGTTGGTTATGACCATTATGATACTTATGCTACTATGCCTACCTTATCTGATTATGCTTTTGTAATAGCAGTAAATAATGCTGGTATTCATGATATAGCATGGTATAGTAGAGTAGCTCGTAAATTCATAGAGAGTGCGTTTATAGCTGATTTAGCAGTAAAGGATGCTCATATAGAGAATGCTACTATAACAAGTGCTAAGATTGCTTCTCTAAATGCTGATAAGATAAACGCTGGAACTCTAACTGGTTTTACTATTCAAACAGCAGCATCCCCTAATCCTCGTATAGTAATGTCAAGCAATGGCATCTGTAGTTATGAATCAGCTACATATAAACATGGTTTAGAAGTTACTACAAGTCATGCAGATTTAACTTTATACTATAGTAATGCTGAAACATTTAAAGTATACAATGATTTAGGAACCAAAATAGATATTAAAGGTATGGGGCATACTTTCTTGTCTGTAGGGGATAATGCAGCTGTAGATGTTAATGGTACTTGGGACTTTACTGGTGTTACTACTATAGGTTTAAATACCTCATCTGACCAAGTGTTATCTATAGGTGGTAAAACGATATCTCATATAGATGACCAAGGTGCTACTGTAACTGATCCTTGTTCAGTATTTGATATTAGTTCAGAATTCATTCCTTGGTCAGATGATACAAAACTTATGATACAAAGTAATCATGCTACTCAACCTTATACTATACTTGAACTTATGACACCTAATCAGGCAGGAATTGCTCAAAGAGAAGCAACATTGGCAGTTCATATAGTACCTGGTAGTGGAACACTATCTGGAGCAGACTATTTTGGGGATTTCTCTTTATTGACTTATCAAGATGATCCACGATTCGTAATGGTTGCTCAATCAAGAGGTCAAAATATAGCTCCTCCTCCATGGTGGGGTGTATTAGTCTCTACTGACTACTTCGATGGAACAACAAGTATTCTTGAAGGATTTAGATTCACAAGAACAGGAGTTGCCAAGGGCGAAACTTTATGGAAAAGAGCATCAGCTACTCATATTAATCAACTTCGTTTAGGTGACTATAGTACTATGGTAGAAAGATTAGCTTCCGCAGATGTTAACTATGCTACTAATAGAAAGTTAGATATTATGTTTAATGCTTTCTGTTCAAATTATACTAATAATTATTATCAACAGTATAATGCTTATGCTGATTCATATAAGATGGAGTTTGATGGTTCTGCTGTGAGTGGAGCAAGTGGTGGTGGATTTAAGTTCTTTGCTCGACCTACTATAGATTGGGGTAAATATGAACATGGAGATAGTGAATGGTTCCTATGTATGAACTTACATAAGAATGGTATGGTTCTCGGGGGTGCTGGGGAAGCTTTCTATATATCTCATGCTTCAGGTGCTACTGACCTTTATATTGGATTAGCTGGGAAGACTACTAAACCTATAGGAACTTGGGACTTTAGTGGTTCAACTGTATCAGGATTAACTGCTGTATTTGGTTAATATAAGGAGGATATAAGAATGGATGCTATAGATATTAAAGAATTAGTAATAGATACACCTATACAACAGAAACCTCAAACACCTAGCCTTCCCTCTAATAAAGAGAAGGCTATACTTGAGGAAGAATGCTTACAAAGCTTTATAGATGGAGGTGTTATTTAATGGCAGTTACTATATCAGAAAGTAATCATGGATATACTCATGTAGTTGGTAGTATGAGTGGACTACAATATACAGCAGAAAATTATGATTGGTTCGGATGGGAATTATATAAGTGGGATGGTTCTGCTTGGCAATATCAATCATGGATAGGTAATAATCCTGCTGACCATACTGGAACTACTTCATGGACTCAAGAATTTACTGATAATCAACCAGGCTGTGCTTATTATGTTAGATTCTATGCTCAATATCAAGGAACATGGTATTCATTCATATCAGGAACATGGACTTCTACTGATTATATACCAGATGCTACTTTTAGTAATAATTCTACACAGAAGACTACTATTACTTTTGATTATACTAATAGTGCTGGAACTATGAGTCTTTTCGTATGGAATGGTTCAGCATATGTAGGGATAGCAAGTTCTGGTTTACCTTATAATAAGACAGGTGACACAATAACATTAAACACATTATTGCCTAATCAGGGATATTCTTTTATAGTTAGAACTTATGTAGAGTCTTGGTATAGTGAAACTACTTATGTGACATACACTACTCAAGATTGGATGACTATACCTTCAGGAGTAGTCTTAGGTTCTTCTGGACGATATAATGGTGGTATGTTTGTTAGTTGGGGGGACCATGGTTATGAAAGTTCTGGATTCCATTATTACTTACAAATAGATGGTGGAACAGTCCAATATAGTAGTAGTTATCTTAACTATTCATATGATGCTCAAGATTATAGTGTTCAACATAACTTTAGAGTAGTTCCTAATTATAATGGATATCCTCCTTCAGGGACTCAAGGATGGTATTATGATAGTAGCCATTACACTTCATTAGCATATATATGGACTGCTCCTCACTATCCTACTGGTATTAGTATAGGAACTAAAACAAGTTCTTCTATTGCCCTAACAGCTACAGGTATGACAGGTTTATATAGTGCTGTAGAATGGAGATATAGAGTATATGGTAGTGGTAGTGGATGGAGTAGTAGTATTGATTATGGTGGTAGTATGTCAGTTACATTAAGTTCTCTATCTTCCTATACTAACTACGAAATAGATGTTTATGGTTACTATGGAACTTCTGGTGTTACTTCTGTAGGTCATTATGATATAACTACTTATACTAAACCTTCTACTTTCTCATGGACTACATCTATTAGCCAAGGTGGAGGTATATATGGTTATGATTTAGCTAACTATAGATTAAAGATACTTACTGCTGTAGAATGGAATGCCTTTACTACTCGTATTAATCAGTATAGAGCATATTTAGGCTATGGAGGATATACTTTTACTACGGTATCTACTAATACTGCTATGACTGCTTCTATCATCAATGAAGCTATAACTGCTATTAATGCTATGAGTCCTCCTACATCAACTCCATCTTCTGTTAGTTCAGGAAATACAATTACTGCTTATATATTTACAAGATTAAGAGATTCATTAAATTCTCTATAGTATTGGTTATACTTAACAATTTTATGTTATAATTTAGGTATAATATTACTGGAGAGGAGTGTTAAAATGAATCATGTATGTATTAACCAAGTAAATATATCTCAAGCTGAAAAACAAATAGCTGTATTAGAAAATAAGGTATGTAATAATACTGAAGATATTAATAGAATAGAGAAGTTAATGGGGAAAACATTCTATGTATCTATTACCACATTAATAACGCTTATAGGTGGTATGGCTGTAGTAATATTTAATTTAATAGTAAAATAATCAAAGGATGTGTTCCTATGAAATATATAGTAGGAAGTCAAGTTTTTATTCCCTCGATTGGTATATCTGGACTTGTTGTAGACATTAAATATCCAGATAGTAAATACTTGGAACCTCAAAATAATTATTACATAGTAAATATTTATAATAATATATATTATTTCTTAGAACACGAAGTAGAGATTGTGCTATAATGAAGTATAGCCTTCTCTTCTCTTCTCCTCATATTAAAAGCCACTACCATAAATGGTAGTGGCTTATTTTTACTCTTTAACTATATTAGCTATATCTACTGGTCTTGTAAGTTTGCTTAATACTTTGTTTATTTCCTGTATCTCTTTAAGTCCTTTATAATCTACTCTATCTAAGAATATCATTATAGTATTAAGTTCTTGTTCAGTTAACTCTATATACATTGGTTGATTACCCATTCTTATTCACCTCCCATCATTATTATAAATAGTATTGCTTTTATCGTTGCTACTATACCTATACTTATTAATATTGCCATTAATATTTGTGCTATTACAGTTTCTACTATCATACATTAACCCACATCTCATATCTTGATTTATCTGCTATTATAGTAATGTTATCATCTAATTCTTCTATAGTTACATTTAATACTGTAGCTATTCTTTTCTTTATGTAGTCACTAACAAATATAGTTACATTTTCTATCCCTTGTATTTGGTATACTGATACTTTAGCCATCTTAGCTAATTGTTCTTTACTTATTCTTTTTTCTTGTCGGATTTTTCTTAACATTGTTGTACCTCTAATTTTCATTTTGAATTCCACCTTTATATTAGACCATATAGACACACTTAATATTTTTGATATAGTATGTCTACTGTTATGTTTAATGGTCTTCCTATGCTTATTTACCCTATTTATCTAATGCTTCAAATTCTTCATCATCAAAGAGTAAGTCTATTAGATGATTCTTATTGACTAACTTTTCTTGTAGAACTTCTATTTGATGTAATAATGTTTCTATGTATAATTGTGTAGACTTAATAGATACATCTAATGCTGATATAACCGTTCTTAATAGTTCATTTTCTTGTTCATACTTTCCCATTAGTTACTACCTCCTATAATATGATAGTAGCTTTTAGCAACTAAATATGCTTCTCTTGCTTCTTGCTCTGTATCATACACTCCAATATAATGTTTTACTCCATGTGCTGCTATTGCTGCTTGATACCTATTACCTTTCTTAGAATATCCTTTAGTATTTTTCTTGTTCCATTTATTCTCCGTATCACTTACTATCCTTAAGTTACACTTTCTATTATCTAAAGAATTCCAGTTTCGATGGTCAATACAATCTTTAGTAGTAGCTGGATTCATTATGATTCTATGTATCGATACCTTTTTTCTTACTCCATTATTTAGTGGTGCTGGTATTCTAATTACAGCATAGAAGTTCTTTATCTTCTTATCATATTGAACTCCTATTGTTCCACTATAGCTCTCTAATAATGGCAAATCATCATTGTCTATCAACATATATTGTATTGTTCCCTTATAGTTACACTCAATGTATGTAATTCCTGTCTTATTATCTTTTCTATACGAATTATTCATAGCACTCATTCTCCCTTGTATTTTATTATTATTTAAAGCCTTCTTTAGTCTATATTCTTATTTAAATGGATACGTTAATATTATTGTTTCTATAAAGTTTGATTGTGTTCTATTCTCTGATTCTGCTATAGATTTAAGTTTATTAATAGCTTCTTCTGATAATCTAATACTTATCATTCGTCTAACCTCTTCTTTAAGAGGTCTACCTTTATTAGCCATTTATTGTTTCCTCCTTTCTCTACCCTCTATTTATATTATACATCAATATATATTTATTGTATATACCTAAATTAAATAAATTTACAGGGCATATAGTTTTAATATACCCTATAAGATTATATATTAGATGTTTGTGGATGAGGAATATTTGAAAAAGTATGAACGGTGCATTTATTATCTATAAGTCTTGCTCTTCCTACTGATTGAACTAAATGAACTATAGATTCATAACTACTAATATCTTCTATATCTTTATTAGAATAGCCTATATTACAGTAAATAATACCTGATGTTTCTTTCTTAATTTTACGAGGTGCAATTTCTGTAATATCTTTCTTTTCTAAAGCACAATATACAAGGTGTGGATTCATTGGATTGCTTAAATATGTGCCTATAATAGCCATATCTAAACCTTTAAACTTGTTTATACCTAATTCATTACCATATGTGCATATAACTTCTATACCTTCTTTTTCAAACTTCTCTTTATATGATTTATAAGTAATAATTTTGTTAATATTCAATCTCTTCAATTCATTAATAATAGTAGTGAATCCTTCTACTGTTTCTAAATAGTTCTTGTAACAAGGTAATTCGTGATGATGTATTATTTCTCCTAACAACTCTGTATTTGGTATTTCTATATTAGTGAATGGGACTGATACACACATATTTAATATCTTTGTTAAATTAGGAGTTGCTGTTAGCATTATTAACTTCTTATCAGCTGCTACTAACTTATTTACTGTATATATGAATATATCATTATCTACTCTACATAATGATTGAGCAATTGCTAACATATCAAGTTGTGATGTGATTTTATGTTCTAATTTAAGTTCTGTTAAATTTTCTATATCTTTACTTCCTAATTCTAATCTTGTATATCTATATTTATGAGGTGCGTGACATATTGCTGATTGCATTGCTTCCATCAATCCTGGATTACTTGTTGTATCTCTTGTCTTCTCATATATTAATTGTGCTTGTTGTGTAGTTATGGTTAATACGTGTTGTGCTGTTTTACATATATCTTCATCAATTATAATAGTTTCTATACCTTTAAAGTGATTAGGTTGCATTCTTAATAGAAAAGCGTGTGTGCATACTATTTTATTATGAGTTCTTGCTAATATTCTTGTTTCTTTATGTTCTTCTATTTCAAATAGTATTTGATTGTAGTATTCATTATTATCTAATTCATAATTCTGTGCTATAAAATCTGCTGCTTTATCTACTATTTTAATTAGTTGTTTATAATCACCTATTGCTTCACATTGCTTTGCTTGAACTTCTAATTCAAATAACTCTTTAATAAATGGCTTATTACAATATAAAGTAGGTCTTGCTATTATATAAACTACATCTGTATGACCTTTTTGTATTAATTCATCTAATGTTTCTTGACACTTTTCGTGTGTAGGTAATGCTATCAATTGACCTTTATCAAAGTTTTCTATAGTTTGTTGTGATTTTCCTAATCCTGTAGGACAAGTGATTAAAGTTGCTTTTGTATTATTATGTAATGTTTCTTTGTATGAGGTAGATAATATTAATCTTGCTTGTTCTTTGCTAATTACATCCAAATCTTCTTTTCTATATACTATATTAGCTCTTGATTGACCCATATATGCCATTATCTTCTTATCTGAATTACCAAACTTACTACTATTACATTCATTATAATATGGACAATTGTTTTGACAATAAAATGGTGCTGAATTCTTCTTTTGCATATCATATAATATTTGCATTCTATTGTCTATTCTCCATTCTGCTGAATGTTCTCTATCTGATTCCATATTAGCTTCTAATATTTGTAAGAACTTTTTGCTTCCTCCTTCTATTCTTGCGAATTGACTTGCTAAAAACATTGATGTAGTTCTATCAAATCCATTATGTTCACCTTTAATTAATTCTCTATAGTATTTACAATTACCTTGTAATGCTTCAAATGAGTAGTTAGTTATTAAGTCTATATCACTATGCTCTCTATTAGTTCCTACATCTACTTTACCTTTTTTATCAGTAGGGCAATATTTGTATGTGTTATTATCAATATGGTATCTAAAATTTAAGTGGCTGAAAGTCGCTTGTAGGGCAGATTCTGGGACTTTTTTATCAGTTTTTACCGAAGCTACCATTACTCCTATATATATATTAATAGGAGTAATGGTGGTATCGGTGTTTTTGATACTTTTTTGCTTCAAACCTTGATAACTACTGGCTTCAAGGGCATTAAAAATTATATCCAAATTACCATTAAATATGTTAATTCCTGTCTTTCTACTAATATTACTTAAAATATCTGCCTTTTTATCCTTATGTGATTTATCTATATTAGTTTGAAAGGCTATTACCATATTATAAACACTTAAAGGAGTAGTATGAACAATTGCCCCTTTCTTATCTGTTCCAAACCATAATCTTGAACAATCAATTGCATTCATATCTCCATCAACAGTTTTAGTAGCAATATAAGTCATAACTTCGTGAACTCTTAATTCAGTGCATACTTCAGGATATATCCAAATTAGACGATATTTAGGCTTTTTAGGAGTATGTGAAGCACTATAGTACCAAGCATTCGGTAGTATGCCTAATTCCTTACATTCTAATAGCATTGCTGATATATCTTTATCTGAATTATCTACATCTACTACTAATAATTCTGTAGATTCAAAATTTTCTTTACATCTCTTACCATTAAAACAACTTGAACTCCAAGATTTAGAATTAGTAGTATGTTTCATTAACTCTTGTAAGTTCATTTCTACATTATGTAAATCATTAGATATTTGACCAATGATTCCTACTTTAGTATCTTTTTTCTTTAAATATTTAATATTACTAATAGATATCTTCATTTATTTTACTCCTTACTATCAATTGTAAACATACGTTCAATAATTAATCTCATATAATCTGATACTGTTCTGTTATCATTATTTGCTAATTTCTTAATATTGTTTAATACCTCTGGCTTAATCTTCACACAATAATTCTCTTCTCATTTTTATCAATCTCCTCTAACAAATTTTATTTTACTCTCTTACTATCATTATAGCATATTTTGTAGATAATGTCTACACTTTAAATAAATAAATAAATTAAAACCACTATGCTTATTAAGAGATACTATGCTTTTACTGTATTTAATTTTAGAAAGTACAGTTCCCCCAAAGTTAGGCAGATTAACTGGTTTAGAGTTTTTACTGTACTTACTATACTTTTTTTATTAAAAATTAATAATATAGTATATACACCATACATATTAGATATATGTAAGCATATATAATATGTAAGCATCTATTTTTTAGTATATTATATATAAAGAAGTTAGAACTATACTAAAAAGCCCAGTAGCCCAGTTTGCTTACAGAGAGTAAGGATACAGGGTACTATGTTTATTTTAAAAGCACAGTAAAGCACAGTAGGCATAAAAAAAGAAGTATCTAAATTAATAGATACTCCGCATGATTTAAAAAATTATCCCTTACTATTATTATACTCCATAATTTACTAATACGGAACTCGTATAAATATAAAACTTTAATATATAGATATAATATTATAGAGGTGAGGTAGTGAATAAGATAGAATGTAGTGCTAGGATTAAGTTTATGGAGTTTTTAAAGGGTAGTAGATTTGCTATGTTCAGTAATAAGTCTAATGAGGAGATATATACTTACTTTAGAGAGAGTGAACATAAGGGTATTAATGTAGAATTAGTAAAGAGAAGAAAATTCTAGGAGGATGAAGAATGGCTAACGATTTAGTATTAATAAATAATAATAGACCAATCACTACATCAAGGATAATAGCTAAAGAATTTAATAAACAACATAAAAATATACTTAGAGATATAAGAAACCTTGAATCCAGTCCAGAATTTAACCAGCTCAATTTTGAACTGGTCGAATACATAGATTCTAAAGGTGAATCAAGACCAGAATATTTAATTACTAAAGATGGATTTACTTTTTTATGTATGGGATTTACAGGAGAGAAAGCAGCAGAGTTTAAAGAAAAATATATTATAGCTTTTAATAATATGGAAGATAAGATAAATAACAATTATTTATTGACTAAATCTAAATATAATAAGAAGAAAATATGTAAAACTTTTATAACAGCAGATATAAATACTATACAACAGGAAGTATATAATGCTATAGAATATATTAAAGAAGAAAACAAACCTACAGAACAAGTTCAATTGATTAAATCTATTACTAAAGGATTAGACAAGAAGAAACAACTACTTGCTATTGACAATCTAGTGGCAAATATGGGGTATATCTATACGTTAGAACATGAATCACGTAAACTATTAGAACATAATACAAAGCTCCAGAATCGAATAAATGGAGGACAGAAGACAGCATTAAAGAAAGAGTTAAGAAAGACAAAAGAATATAATACTTTATTGACTGAAACTATAGAAGGTATAGAAGAACCACCTGATATCTCTGATTATAACCAAATAGATATACATGGCTTCTCTAATAACTTTATGTATAATACCACAGGTAATAAGACATATAAGACTACTTATTATCAGAAATGGATAGATTCATTCCCTATACACCAGATAGTCCAACAAGAAGTAACAATAGATAGTAAACTATACATATCTTTTATCTGTAAGGAATCTCTTGATATACATAATCTTACTAAAAGTTTTATAGATAGACTGGCTACTGTATTAGGCATAGATGATAAGATATTCATTAATGTGGTAATAGCAAGACATTCTATATGTAATACATACCAAGAAGGTAAAATACTATATATAATAAAGTAGAGGTGATAAATATGACAGGTCTACAGACAAAGAAAATAATAACTCTAACAGTAATAGGAACATACTGTTTATTATCATTAGGAAACTTCTATTATACACATAATATAGATTCAGGCTTTAGTAGTCTAGCTAGTATGATAATAGGTTTCTATTTCTCTAAGAATTCCCCTAATAATAGTGGTGATGGTTCTATATAAATGATAGTAATTCTTGTCTATATGTTAGTATATTTATGCTATAATAGATATATAAGATAGTAATTATAGTATAAAAGGAAGTGACAATATGCTAAAACACCAACATTTATTGTTCGTTATTAAATTCTTAGAAACAAATAGTGCTAAAGATTCATATAAACATGCTTACCCACAAGCTAATGATAATACATGTAAGATTAACGGATGTAAATTACTATTAAGACAAGATATAAAGGATTATATATCTGAACAACAAGAGATACTAAAGAATAAGTCATTAGTAGATAAAGAAGAATTACTACTAATAGCATTAAATATAGCAAGAGATTCAAGACAAGAAGGAACTAAACTTAAGGCAATAGATACTCTAAATAAGATGTTAGGCTATTATAGTCCAGTAGAATCAAAGACTAAAGCAGAAGTAGTTATAAGTAATCCTTTAGAACATCTAACTGATGAAGAATTAGATGCTATACTTACTAATGTAGGTGATACTAATGAATAGAGAAGATAAGATGAAACTTATCTATGCTAAATTAGAGAAATCTATAAGAGAATCAAGAAAGTCATTCTGGACTTATTGTAAGACTATTAACCCTAAATTCTATAAAGATGATAGAGTATACTTAAAGACTATCTGTGATACACTACAATCTCTATATGAACAAACATTAATAAATCCTACTACTAATAAACCATATAGATGTCTACAACTAAACTGTCCTCCAGGATTTGGTAAGAGTTATACTATGATACTATTTGCTCAATGGTTATTCGGTAATAATATAGATAATGAAGTTATAACAGTATCATATAATGAGAAACTATCTGAAGTATTTGGGAAGACAGTAAGAAATGGTATAGAAGCATTAAAGGATAAGACTAAAGGAGAAGTAAGTTTTAAAGATGTATTCCCTAATGTAAAGATTAAATATGGAGATGCTGCTAAATCATCTTGGGCATTAGAAGGTAGACACCACTCCTACTTAGCTACATCCTTTACAGGAACTTTAACTGGTATGAGAGGTAACTGTGGTATTATAGATGATCCTGTTAAGTCAGCAGAAGTAGCCTATAATGAACAAGAACTGGAAAATCAATGGGAATGGTATAAAGATACTTTCTTATCTCGTATGGTAGAAGGTGCTATACAGATAATAGTTCAAACAAGATGGTCTACTAAAGACTTATCAGGAAGACTATTAGAACTGGAACCTGATAAATGGTATGTATTAAAGTTTGAAGCTTATGATGAAGATACAGATACTATGTTATGTGATGAACTAATGAGTAAGGAAACATATATAGATAAGAAGAGTAAAACATCTGCTGATATATTCTTAGCTAATTATCACCAATTAACGGTAGATACTAAAGGTAAACTTTATTCTAAACTAAGAGATTATCAAACACTACCTACTACAACAGAAACTATAGCTTATTGCGATACAGCAGATACAGGTAATGATTACTTATCTCTTGTTATAGCATCAATATATAAAGGTCAAGCATATATAAAAGACATCTACTATACTAAGGAATCTATGGAGATAACAGAACCTATAGTAACTAAACTTCTATATGAACATAAAGTTAACACTTGCTATATAGAATCAAATAATGGTGGTAGAGGATTCGCAAGGAATATAGAAAGACTATTATGGGATACCCACCACTCAAGACATACAAGAATAGAATGGTTCCATCAATCACAGAATAAACAAGCAAGGATACTATCTAATGCTACTAATGTAATGAACAACATCTACTTTCCTATTAACTGGCAACAACAATATAAAGATGCCTATATAGCACTAAATACTTATCAAAAAGAAGGTAAGAATAAACATGATGATTTCCCTGACACTCTTACTGGACTATATGAGAAGATGGGTAATAATACTGGAGGAGTATATAGTAAAAAATCTTTAGGTATTAGATAATATATTTAGTAATTATGCTATAATATACTTAGATAGTAAAATATCAAATCGTCTCCCATGACGTTAAATGCGTGAAGGAGGAATAGACATGAGTGAAGGAGTTAAAGCTTTACTTGGTGAAGAACTATACAGCAAGGTGACAGAGAAGTTAGGTGAGAAGAAAATAGACTTACTTGATGGATACATACCAAAGAATAGGTTTGATGAAGTCAATACTTCTAAAGCACAACTGAAGACTCAAGTTGGAGAGTTATCCAATCAGTTAGAAGCATTGAAAGGGAAAGCATCAGGCAATGATGACCTAATGAAGACAATAGCAGAACTACAAGGAAAGAATAAAGACTGGGAAACAAAATACCAGACAACATTATTAGAAACAGCTATAACATCAGAAGCAACAAAAGAAAAAGCAAGAAATAGTCAAGATATATTAGCATTTATAGATAGAGGACAATTAGTATTAGAAGAAAATGGTAAAGTCAAGGGATTGTCTACTCAACTAACAGAGCTCAAGAAGAGTAAACCATACCTCTTTGATATAGCACCACAACAAACACCTGGCACTAACCCAGCAGGAACTAATAACAATGATGGAGAAAACTCTTGGATGAGTAAACTCTCTAAATTAGTATAATAAAATTATAGGAGGAATATATTATGAGTAATACTGTAGGATACGCAAAGGCTTATATCGCAATGCTTGATAAAGCATACAAACAAGGAGCAATGACAGCAGGATTAGAAGCAGACGCATCACAGTTTAGAGCAAGTGACATCGCAGCTAATTCAATATATGTAAGAAAGGTAGCAGCAGATGGTTTAGCTGACTATTCACGTTCTACTGGTTATGTTGGTGGAGACACTACTATATCTTGGGAAGCACATACTTTTGCTTTTGATAGAGCAAGAAAATATACATTAGATGCTATGGATGAAATGGAAGCATATACTCAAGCAGCAGAAGTAGCAGCAGAAGTATATAGACTTTCAGTAATACCAGAAATAGATGCTTACAGATTTAGCAAATTAGTATCTATCGCAGGATTAGATGTATCAGCTACCTTAACTGATGATACTTGTATAACAGCATTAGATACAGCAATTGCTACTATGGATGATAATGAAGTTCCACAAGAAAATAGAATACTTTATGTATCTAACAATATGTATAAATTAATGAAACAGTCTGGAGAATTCTTCAATGTAAGAACTGGTTCTATTCAAGTAATGGACAGAAATATAGAAGTATTCGATGGTATGCCAATAATTAAAGTTCCTACAGCAAGATTCAAGAGTGCTTTCACATTCTTAGATGGAACAAGTCAAGGAGAAACTGCTGGAGGATTTGTACCTACTCAAGGAGCTAAAGATTTAAACTTTGCTATTGTATCTAAAGGTTCAACTCTTGGTATAGTTAAACATATAGCACCTAAATTAATAGCACCAGCATTAAATCCAGATTCAGACGGATACGTTTTCGGCTTTAGAGTATATCATGACCTATTCGTATTAGATAATAAGACTAATGGAATATATATCCATTCAAAAGCCTGAAATTGACTAATGGGGAGCAAGTCTCCCTTCTTATATAACTAAAGGAGGAATAATAAATGGCAAACACTTTAAAAGGTAAGTTAGCAGCTTTAGAAGTATTATGTGCTGGATTACCAACAGATCCAGCTGATGCTTCAGATATAGCATCACTTATAGCAGCAGTTAAAGCAGTAGTAGATGATATTAAAAGTTATACTGACACAGAAGTAGCAGCAATCAAAGCTAAAACAGATAATCTTCCAGTTAGTCCTTGTGCAACAGCTGATGTAGCTAATGCATTAGTAGATGTTAAACACAAAGATATCAATGCAACATTCGCACCAGCTACTGATAGTTTAGAAGCAATAAGTGATAAATTAGGAACTATAGCAGATGTAGCAGGAACCAATACAATCGTAGCATTACTTAAAGCAATCAAGGCTAAAACAGATACAATAGGTTAAGGGGAGACATCATATGACTACAGTTAAGAGTGAGACAGATAAGATAGACTTATTGATTAAGAAAGTTAATGAGATATTAATATTAATTAAAGATAAGTAAACCGTAGGAGGGATAAGGTATTTAATACCCTATCTCTCTTTTATTAATTAAAGGAGGAGAATATGCTAAATACTAAAGTAATAGCATCAGTAACTATAGCAGCAGTAATAACAAGGGCAGATGGAACTATAGAAGATTAAGGAGGGAATATATATGAGTGAACAATACCTTATAGGAGATACAGTAAAACTTACTTGTGAGTTCATAAATAAAGAAGATGGTGTAACACCTGTAGATCCAACAAGTATTACATTAAAGATATATGATGAGAATAGAGTTCAAATAGGTTCTACAGTAACTATAACATCATCTAATAAGATATCTACTGGACTATATTATTATTACCTAACAATACCTAACAATCCACCACATATAAGCACAGAATGGATAGGTATTAAAGACAGTATAACTTATAGAATAAATCCAAGAATAAATATAGTATGGGATGAATCAGATATTAATGAACTACCTACTATAACACTTACAGTAGCAACAAATACTTATATCTCATTAGAAGATGCCAATACTTACTTTACTACTAAATTGAACAGTAATATATGGGATTCTTCTAATGATACTGATAAAAGTAAAGCATTAATACAAGCAACTAACAATATAGATATGTTACTATTTCAAGGAGTAAAAAGAATACCTACACAAGCCCTACAGTTTCCAAGATACTTTAGTTATTATAAGCTAAATACAGATATGTTTATTACAGAGCTTGATATACCTGTAGAAGTAGAAAAAGCATGTTGTGAGGAAGCTATAGCTTTATTGACTAATATAGTATCACCTAACCAAAGGTATGAACTACAAAGACAAGGAGTAAAGAGTGTTAGTTTTGGAGATGCTTCTGAATCTTATACAGCAGGATTAAATAATACCTTAATAAGCACAACAGCTAAACAACTACTAAGTCCATATATAGCTAATAGTGTACCTGTATTAAGAAGGAGGATATAGTATGTTTAATGAACTAATGAATAGAACATTAACTATTAAACGTGTATCTTCTGTTAATACATATGGAGAGCTAACTACTATAAACCTTACTATTAAATGTAGACTTGAAATAATACAAAAGCAGTTTGATAATGGAAAAGGTGCTATAATAGATAGTGAAGGAGTTATATATTCTACTACTAAGTTACTTGTTAATGATGGTATAGTATATAATACTATAGAATATAGTGTTATCAAAGTAGATACTGTAATAGATTTATTTGGTAATATCCAACACTAC